AAATTATTTTATCTTTCAAACAATGTATTCCAGGATTGAATATGTCGCGCTCTTAGTAGCGCTTTTCTTAATTGGAGTAGGTGGAGGACAGCAATCCTCCTGTGATGAGCACTTGAAGCAGTGCAGGCAGGAGGCGGTGGAGCTGGAGCATCAGTTAGTTGAACTGACTAGCAGGTTGACAGAATCGGACCTTGAGATCGAGCAGCTCCGCGAACAGCTCAAGAACTCGACGGACCTAGAGATTCGCTTGCGGATAGACGTAGCGAATCTAGGAACTCGAGTTGGCGAATTGGAGGCGGAGATTGAGCGGCTCAAAACTCATCATGAGTTTGGAGCCTTCGATTTCATTGGTTCTATCTGTGTTTTACTTGTTGCTCTGGCCTTTCTTTGGTGGTTGGTGCCCCATGCAATTAAGTTTGTCGTGTTTGTAAGAAGAAGCGTTAGCTCATTCGTTAGCGCCACGTGGAGACTCATACCCTCATTGATCTCGGAACGGCAAGCGTCGGCCGGGAATTACGAGGAGTTTGATTTGCCTTACCGAAACGAAGCTATGGTTCCGGGCTCAAGTATCCAAAACTTGAAGCCTGGTTCATATGCCTCGTGCGTGTTTAAGATATTTAAACGCGATGAGTATATGGCAAACCAGCTTACATTTGTTGGGCTGGGTTTCTGGGCCGATGTGGGAGACAAAATCTTGAAGAAAGGTGTCTTCATTACGGCAGGTCATAACATCATGGGAGATGTTGTGTTAAAGAATGCGAATGATCCCGCGCGAGTGGTTGAAATGAAGCACGAAGCATGGGTACCTTTGGAAGGGTACGATGTGGTGTATTTCACACCGGACCAACCGACCACCACCAAATTAGGCGTAACAAAGGCGAAATGCCCAACGACTAGGTTGAGAACCCGAGAAGCAGTTATGGTTTTCGGGCGAGATGTAAGAACCCAGGGGATGTTGAGTTCCATGGATGATTCTGTCTACGTCTCGTATCTTGGAACCTCCGTAGGAGGATTCAGCGGATCTCCCTATGTCGCAGGCAATTATGCTTATGGCGTTCATGTCGGATCAACACAAGAACAAGGAATTGGCCTTGATATGGGCTTCGTTAATATGAAGCTCCGTTCTGTGACCCGAGTGAAGGCGGAATCCTCATCGGACTGGCTCATGAATGAGCTAGTTCGCGCAACTAAAGGTAAGAAAAAGATTGCGTATAAGGAATTCGGCATGGACGATGTGATAGTTGATGTCGGCGGAAAGGAAATTTACGTTGAGCGAGGAGAATTTAACGAACTTTATGATCGTTTTAATGATACCTTGCGAGAGGTGAAACGCTTTTCCTCCCCCTCGTATGAATTTGAAACATATGAGGACTCAGAGGCTCTGCCAAAAAACGTGCAGGGCCCGCGAGTGAGCGGGCAAAACTTGATCCCGAGCTCAGTGCAGCAGAGTTTAAAAACCCCTGTGTTGGAAGCTGGGGAACAAGTTGTAACCGTTGCTCAAGTCCACAATCACCCAAAGCTGAGAAAACTATCAAGCTCAGATGGGATTTTGGAACTGAATACGGATGGCCCACAATCGACTCCTGTTCTGTCAAACGAAGCTTTGCGGTCCATGCTCGAATCTTTGAGCAAGCGTATAGATCAGCAAAGCTCCCGTTCGATCAAGATAGAGAAGATGCTCGAACGACTGTCACCTCCACAGCAAAAGAAGCCTGGGGCTACAAAATCGTCCCCAAATTCACCGAATGGTTCAACCTAGGCTTTAATACAGCCTTGGTTGATCTAGACGTGTCCTCGACCCCCGGAATTTGCCCAATGACCCGATTTGGAACCACTATAGGAGAAGTCTTAGGATTTGATGGGGAATCCTTTGATCCCGAGAGAGTCAAGATCTTGCGCATGTTGGTCAGTGATAGAATTAATCACTTGCTCTCAATTAAAGAGCTTCAGGAGTTGCATTTAGCTGCTGACCCGATAAAGCTCTTTATAAAACAAGAGCCACACAAGCTTTCCAAACTTGTGGAGGGCCGGTTGCGCTTGATCTCTGCTGTGTCCATGATAGATACCATGGTTGACAGGATGTTGTTTCAGGAGTTGTTTGCAAGTGTTGTGAGCACTCCTTTTAGGACGCCTGTGGCCATTGGATGGACACCTCTTGGGAGTGGGGCTGCATATTTTAAAGCCCACTTCTCCGGGAAAACGTTCGATACTGATAAGAAGCACTGGGATTGGACTTTTCCTTTCTGGCTTCTTGAAGATTGCTATTCAGTAGTCGTGAATTGCCACTATGCTCCGAAATGGTGGCATGTTCTGGCTCGCGCCAGATTTATGGCGTTGTACTCTGAAGCGGTTTTCAGATTTCCAGATGGGAGTACGTTGCAGCAACCATATCCAGGAATTCAAAAGAGTGGATGTTATTTAACTTTGCTCTTGAATTCTCTTGGACAGTGGATGCTGCATTCTCTCGCGGAGAAGACCATCGGGTGTAAAGTGAAGAGTATATCTTTTGGGGATGATGTTACGCAGGAAAGCACCGAGTTTGATGAACAGTTTGCAGATTATTATCGCAAGCTGGGATTCTCGTTGCAAACTGGCCAACATGATCATCCAGAATTTATTGGGTTTCACATATACCCAAAAAGCGCATTCTTGCCCTCTTATAGGGATAAGCATGTGTTTCTTCTTTCTCATTTAACTGAGGATGAAGAAAACGCAGTGGCAACGCTGCGTTCATACCAGTACTTGTATTGGTTCGACAAGTCGTTCCTTGAGTTACTCAAGAACATAGCACTTGCCAGAAACCTTCCACAAGCCATCCTTAGTGATGTGCAAATTGAGAAGGTGGTTTTTGGGCGTTAAAGCGCGCTTCTAGTAGGCTGTTAACTAAGCAGAGACGTGGTGTCATGGGGCTTTCCTTGGGAAAGATTGCCCTTT